CGCGTTCGGCATCTGTGCGCTTGTATCCTTTGGCGCATTGGTTCCCTTTAAGTGCATCTGACATTTTTTGCCGTGTTTCAGCGGAGGGAATGAATTTGCCTCCACGCCCGTTAGCAAGTGAGGCTTGAACTTTGGCGCTTATTTTGGCCTTTGCTTCCTCAGAGTGCGTTTTACCTACTCGCGGGTGATTGAAGTAATCTTCGGCATAGAACTCTTTAAGAGACGTAGATATTTGTTGTTTTTCTGAGGCCGTTCTAGGAACTCCAAACTTTGGATTCTTTGCGCCATAAACACCACGCCACGGAGCATCTGCGGTAGCGCCTGAGTTGTAACAATATTCCGCTCCTACGTGCTCTTTCAAATAGCGGTTTTCTACTTCTTGCAATGAGATTTCATTTGCAACATCTTCAATAACAACAAAATCAAACTTCTCTTCCCCATACTTGTTCCACGCTGCCTGTAAATGTTTGCAGTGATGGCGATTTCCCCGCAGCAACTTGCGATGCTGTCTGAATCGCACCTTCTTGTTGGTGGTGCTGCCTACATAAAACTTGTCATTGACGAGGTTAACGATCTTGTAGATTACTTGGCTCATGATTATCTCCGTTACAAAGCTATTAACCGTAATGTACCATCGGTACACAATGGTGTCAACAGGCAATAAAAAACCCCTCCGAAGAGGGGTTCCAATCATGCGTAAGTGCTTGATTTATAAGGTTAAGACGCTCCGGGGCTGCCAAAAACTGCCAACGGATCAGAAACTCCAAACGAATAACGCTCGCGGGCCTTGTAGCGGCTATTGCCAGTATCAAAGTCAGATTCCATTGCGGTTTGCATTGGAGTGCGAACGAAGTGCTTCAGACCGTTAGGAATGTCTGTACACAAGAACCAAGCGTTTGTGTCGGTCAAGTAGTGGTTAACTGCATAACCACCGGGGATTGAACCGTTGTTCTTGATAGCGTTCAAGTCGTTATCGGCTGTACCCACACGCAGTTCTGTTTCGAGCAAGCGAGTTGCAACGAATTGGAGTGCGCTAGGAATAATCAGCTTCTTAGGCTTGGCGGCGATCAAAAGACCACGCTCGTCTGTGTAGGCTGCGATCTGAATAACGGCGGCTTCCAAAGAAGTCTCGTTCAAGTCAGAAGCAATTGTAGGACGGTTACTGTTTGTGCCACCAGACACCAATGGGTGTGCTGTTGAACACAGAACTTGACCGTCGCCGTAAGTTACGCCAGCCGCAAAAGCGTTATTAAGGATGTTTGCAGCCTTAACTTGCTTTGTGTAAGCCATACCGCGAGCCAGAGCCTTCGTATAACGCGAAGACAGTGAATCGTACAGGTTATCTTCAATCGCTTCTTCAGTGATCGAAAAGCCCATTGCGATAGTCTCGTGGACGTAACGTGCAGTCCATGCTTCCTGAGCATTGTCATACGCAAGAGCCGCGCCTTCGTTCTTGACAGGAGCTGCCGAGAAGCCAGAAAGCTTTGTCTCTTCTTCGAATGAACGCTCTGAAGATTCCGTTTCAAAAATCTCTTTGTGCTCTTCGCCGTACTTTTTATACTCAAGACCAAAGAGTGCATTGAGCCCGGGGAGTAATTCCTTTAGTAACTGCGCGCGTGAAATAGCCATGATTTAGCTCCTTATACGCCGATGGCGGTGTCGTAGGCGTGCATACCGAAGTTGAGCTTGACGATCACTTCCGGAAAGAACGTGTTGCCGCCAGAAACAAAAGCGGTAGCAGGAACAACATCAACAATGCGAATTGGCAACGTATCAGTCGTAGCGGTTGTAGCAAGCAGCGCAACTTGTGAGTTACCTGTTGATGCCAATGCAGCGTTATTAACCAAAGTAGCATTTTCGCCAACCGAGGTGTATTGAACGCCAGTCACAACAGTTGTGCCTGAAACGACAGCAACTTGAAACAAAGCATCTGGATCATCACAAACAAAAGCCGTGATAAAGCCACTTGTTACAGTCGTATTGGCGGGAAAGTACTGGCTAAACAGTAGCTGCCCTGTGCTCGGGTTGATGTATTCACAACCAAGGAATACGCCAGCGAAGCCGCCGGTGGGTTTAGCGGTAGTGGCAGCAGAACGCGCCACGGTGCCGTCGCTCACTTTGACCAATAGGTCGCCGTAGCCAATAGTGGTGTCATAACCACTTGCGATGCGCATTTTGCGCGTAGAACCCGCAAAGACCTGTCCACCGATCAAATTGATCGGCTTCAAGCCATAGGGGGCGCTTACAGTAGGATAAGCCATTGTTAACTCCTAAGATTAATTACCTTTTCCGAAAGTAACCTTTGTTTTTCGCTCATTGAATAGCGGCATACGTGGGTCATTTTCGCGCATGAAACTGTGATCTACCGAACGCATTTGAGAATCGGTCTGAGCTTGATAATGCTCGTTCCGCTCCGCAACCATTTCGGACGGGGCCTTACAAAGCATCAAACCACCAATCACGATATTGTCCTTGAAGCGGTCGCTTTCGACGTGCATCAAATGAATCTCGGGGTGATCTACTGCCTTACATGGTTCCCAACCTTCACGAAGTTTAGAAGAAAAGTTCATCGCGTCTGCTTCACCACGCGTCGATACTCGTACCCAATGGAAACTCCAGCCGTCTTGTGGCAGCGGGCTTGGCAATGTTTCAGGCCGTACCCACGAACGCTTACGGGTAGTTTTTTCACGGGTTTCCAGTTCACGATTTAAGCGGTTTTCAGCCATGATTATTTCCTCATCTCTTCAGCAACCTTTTGGGCGTATAGTTCAAGCGGTACTCCAAGCCGTTTTGCAATGGCAACCTGCGTTTGTGTCAGCACGATCTTTTTGGGCGCAGTGCTGCGCGTTGCAGGGGCGACTACATTTGCCTTTTTGCGGGGCTTATCTTCCACTTGTTCGGATTCTTCAAAGGAAAATTCCTCTGGGAACACCTGTCGCATACGGGAATTAATCTTCTCGTAGTACTCATCACCTCTAGGGTCTACACCCTGTTTTACTAATTTCTGATGCAACCCAAGCGCGAAACTTGTCATTTCATCGTCTGATCCGAACCATGAGTTGTTTTGTTGCCATCTCACAGCTTTGTCGTCAGCAGGCGGTGCTTGAGCGATTTGTTGTTGTTGTACTACTTTTTCCTCTTGTTGTACAGGAGGTAATTTGAAATTACTTAGCCGGTCAGCTTTAATCTTTGCCGCAGTTAACGCTTCTTGCGCTTCCAATACCGCATCGGAGTCGCCGGATTCATACGCCTGCTTATACCGCACCTTCGCCTGCGCAAGCTCGGCATTCGTGGCTCTCTTGGCTTGGTCAAGCAAAATCTCTTGGTTTTTACCTACCGTGCCTTTAAGCTTACTGTTCTCTTCTACCAGCTGTTGTGCAATGCGTAGAGCCTCTTCCTTTTCACGGAAAGCTGTCTCTTTTGCGCGACGTTCATCGTGATAGCCTTTACTAAAGTGCTGAAGACGTTTGCGAACCTTCTCAGAGTAATCCTCTAGTTCGTCGTCGGTAATGTCTTCTGGGGGTTCTGAGGGTTTGCGGTTGCGATCGTTTTTAGGCGTATCGTCAACGACTTCAATCTCAACCTCTTCGGATTCTGCCCGCGCTTTCTTAGCCGGCTTTTCCTCTTCAGGTTTTTCTGAATCTCGCCCTTCTACTTCTAGTTTAAATTCCTGATCTGGATCAGGAAAAGTAAATTCTACTTTTTCCATCTTCTACTCCTTGCACACGCTAAGCGTGGGTTATGTTGCGCGGGTTACACCTTTTGGATCTGGCACCACGGCCTCGATAGAGTCGTCATTAAGAAGACGCAATTCTTGACCGTTGACTTTAAAGCGAGTGCCGGAGTTGGGACGGAACATTACAAAGTCACCAATCTTGCACCACGGGCCGTTAGGGAAACGCTCTTTATCGCTATAAGCTTCGGCGCCCATATCAAGAACAATGCCCATCGTAGACAGGATTCGCTCTTCATTCAGAGTGCGGTCAGCTTTTACAATCCCTGATTCGTACTTTTCCTCAACCGTTGGGAGGGCGATTAGCACTCGGTATCCAACAGGCTTAGGGATTTGTTGTTCCATTTCTTCGTCAGATACTGCGACTTGTTCAGTCATTGTCTTCATCCATAAAGTTGCGCATAAGGTCTCCTAACTCACGTTTTGCGACATTCAGACCTTGAATGAAGCCGCAAAGGTTCCTGTAATGGGAAAAGTCTTTACAACCCCCATCAGCAAGTAACTCCTTAGCAGAGCGTATATGCTCGTCATACTTTTCATCTAGCACGTCAAAGACGGTTTTTGCCATTATTAAACTCCGGGTTTACCCTTGCTCTGAGCCATAGCGGCTTTTAGTAACTCCATTTTGGCTCTCTGCTCGGCTTGCGTTTGCTGCGAGGAAACTCGCGTTTGTTCCTTCTGTGCTTCTACTGACACCTTCACTTTTTCAAGTTCAAGTTTCTGCTGGGCAATCTGAACGTCGGCTTGGTCTTTTTGAGCCTTGCGTTGGACGTCGGATTCCTTAATCTTTACTTCAGCCTGCTGCAACTGGAACATTGGGTCTTGCTGCTGTTGTTGCGCCTGTTGTTGTGCGGCCTGCTGTTTGTTCATTTCGGTTAACTGCGCTCCTGCCTGAGCAACAAGCCCCGCAAGCTGGACTTCAATTTCCTCTGGTAATTCTGCGTCAGGAGGCGGAAGTGGTGCGCCGAGTCTTTCTTCAATCTGCTTGCGATACTTAAACGCCAAGTGTTCTGCAATGTGCGCCTGAAGTGAAGCCATTAACTGCTGAGCCATAGGGTTTTGCCCTATCGTTTGCGCAATCATTGGATCTTGCATGAAGGCTTGGTGCGTTGCAATATGAGCGTCTTGATCTTGGTAAATAAACGCTTTGACTGGTTTGCCGATAAGCACCGCCATGTTCTCAGATACAGGATCTTTGGGCTTCTGCTCTTCTGTATTGGGTACCAATTTCTCAGCATTCTTAATCCCAAGTACGTCAATCATCTGCCGGTGTAACTGAGGTAAGTCATAAATCTGAGGGGCTTGTTGCGCCATTTGAAGCACGGCTTGATACTGAACCACGCGCTGAGCCATTGTGCTGCTATTGGGGTCACTAACCGGAATGACTTCAACTAGCTCATAGTCTTGTTGTCGAGCGCGGATCTCGCCCTTATCAGGTTCATAGTCATACTCGGTTGGAGCGTAGTCTGCAATGATACTTTTCAGAAGCTTGAACTCTTGCTTCATCGCATAGTGAACACGAGACTGCACAGCCGCCATAGGTTTAAGTGTGCGCTCTAATAAGGCCAGAGTCGTGCCCACAGGGGCGTTCGCACTCATGTCAGAGATGTTCATGTCACTAATGGCGCCTAAACGACGGCCTTCATTTGTGATTTGCTCCAACAACATAAACAACACTTGGCTCGGCTCTTTGTACGGCAGCGTCATGATGTTGTCTTTGATGCTACCGCTTGGTACGTCTACATCTCTAAACTCGCCCGGTGCGATCGGTGTATCGTCACCTTTAACTCTTAAGCCACGGGACTTTAAACCGCCGGGCAAGTTGGCCAAAGTTCCAGCATCGACTAACTGACGAATGATAGAAGTACCCGCACGAGCATATCCGCCGATGATATGGATCAACCCCATGCCATAGAACCCAAAGCCCGGTACATACACGTAATGGACAAAGTGCTGGCGCTTGAGTTTTAGCTCATCGTCTGGATTCCAATTGCGACGGATAGCCAGAATTGTTGAACTGCCACGGTCAATCGTCACTACATACGGAACCGCAATATCATCTTCGTCGTCAATGCCGGGCATAACGTAGTCTATGTGCATTTCACACAAAGAATACCGATCGTCATCACTTAGGGTAAACCCGCCCTCTTCTGCTTTACGTTCTTCAATGTCGGTATGGAATGTAACGGGTTCACCTAAATCCACATCACGGTAGAAGCCGTTAGCTTGTAGCTTTTTAATCTCATTCTTTGTCTTGCGCATGATGTGTGTCACACGCTCCGCGCTCTCAATATGGGAGGCGCCGTAAGGCACAATCACATCTTCTGCTGGAATATAGATAGACACTTGACGGGCAAGGTTTGGATCGTAGTAGACTTTTTTAAACGCTGAGCCGGCAAGTCCTAGAGAATAAAGTGCGCGTTCATGTTCAGGGCGGTACTCAATCATGCGCTCTGTTAACTGATAGTTCATATCAGCTTGCACACGACTAGCGGCTTCTTCTTTCTCTTTTGTCAGCTTGCCGATAATTTGGGTCTTAACAGGTCCAGCCGCAGGGAACGTCTCTGACATAGCTTCTGCTTGGAAGCGAATCGCAGCTTCTGCAAGCACAGTCGAGTACACGCCACACGCGTCTTGCCAAGGTTCTGTACGCTCTTCGTATTTAAAGCCAAGCACATCTAAGCCTTTCACATAAGCATCAGCCCAGTCTTTGCGGCTACCGACGTCAGAGTCCACTAGACCTAAAAGATCAGAAGCCAACTCATCTAGCTCACCCTCGTCCATCTCGTCGGCAAGGTTTGCGTTAAAGTCATCGTCAATTTCTTTCTCTGGGATGAGCGTAATCTCTACGCTACCATCATCGAGTGTCACAATATCTGGGTTAACAATCTCAATTTCCAACGCCTCAATGCCGTCGGGGGAGCCAGCGGCATCTTCTTCGATACCCATCGGTGCCGCGTACAAGCTTTTTTCAATCGCCATGATAGTCCTTAGTAGTAAGCGCCGCGACGCCTAAATGTTCTGGGTTCGTCTTCTTCATCCAGCCTAGCTCTAACCATTCCACCGCGCCTAAATCTCGATAAAGCCAATGAAACAGTATCAGTATAGTCATCGTTTGGCGCATAAGGGAAGGATGCGACTTCCTCAATCACCTCATCTGCCCATCTTGTAGGCGGCGCCCATACCTTTCCAGACGCAAATAAATCAGAGACTGCATTCAATCTGACAACTTTGTCATTGCCTTTTGTAGGCGTAAATTCGTCGATCGCAAGCCCCATACTGCGTAATTCATAGATCAGAGGCGCACCAGACGCCTTCTTTTCAATAATCACAATATCAGGACTCCACTCTTCTCTGTAATCTAAAGCCTTTTGCTTTAACTCTGGAAACTCCATTCTCTTCTTAAAAGCATCTAACAGAATAATATGCGCGTCGTCAGGATTCTCGTCTTTATGAAACACTCCCCACGTCGTGCAAGCCGAATAGTCAGAGCGTGTCTTGGCTTCAAATGCCGTATCCCACGATTGTAAGATAATATCGCACGGGGGCGGGTCTTCTTTGTCCCATATTTGCCACCATTCCCTCTTAATAATCGCGCCTTCCTCTGCTGTAGGCGTCTGTTGGTACTGCGCATTCCACTTCCCAGCCGGCAATTCATCTCTTAGCGCAGATAGCTCTTCAAGACTCCAAAACTCAGGCCATAAAGGATTGCCAGAGGGAAGAATCGCGGGGAATTCAATCAATTCCCACTTTTCACCATCCCTTTCAAGGGCGCTTTGCATGATCCTTCCACTTAAGTCCTTCTTAGACCATCTTGTGTTGTGGCTGACCACACCGTTTGCAATAAAGTTTTCGGTGCGGTCAATCTCTACGTCAAAAACTTCTTCTTTTCCGTCAGGCGTTATCGTCGCTATCGGGTCTGTCGTGAAGTCTGATATAAGATGCAACTGACTCTGCGATTTCTGCGGTTTTTGCATACCCAACTGCGAGGTTGCAGTCATTGCAGAGAAGCCCTCTAACCCTGCCGGTATCGTGGCAGTGGTCAATGCACAGTTTATTGTTCCAGTGGGCGCGAGTATTTTTGTCTGTTGGTGGCTGATGGCATATATCACACCTGTTGTCGCGCTCTGCAACCATTGAATCGTACTGTTCCGCAGTGATTCCATAGCGACTTTTAATACGGTGCTCTCTGCGCTTTTCCGGGGACTGCCTGCCTTTACCAGAAGCCCAATAATTCTTTGAATAATGGATGTTACAGAGTCCTTGGCAAACAATTGGCTTGTCACATCCCGGCTCGGAGCAAGACTTTTCCTTCCACTTGCCGTGGTGTCCAAGAGGTCGGTATGGGGCGTCAGGATTTTTTTTGTGGTAGTTTGCTGTTGATTGACAGGGGCCGCACTTTCCAGCTTTTGTTTTAGCTCTTGAGGGTCGGTTGCATCCTTCAACGATACAAGTAAATCCCCCACTTCCAGATTCTTTAATCGCGTCCATTCTAATACTCCGTTATTGTCGATAAGAAACGGGTGCCTCTCGTTCGCTCGAAGTATTTTACCAGATTGTGTTTGTATTTTATATATGGAATCAAAACCATTTGACCTCCAGCCATTAACTTTTGCCGTAGCTAATTCACCTTTGTCAAAGGTGGCTACAAAGTCTCCAGCACGGACGTCTTTTAATGGTTTTTCTTTGCCATTAGCCATCAGGACCGGAGTATCCCCAGTCATGCACATTACGACGATTATGGTTCCACCCGGCTGAAGTCGCTGTCTAGGGCCTGATGTGTACCACTCATACACAGAATCAAAGATTTCCGGCGACGATGCCGCTAATCTAGCCTCTTGCTCGGAGTGTGGATCGTCAATAATCAGTAGGTCAGCACCCTTACCCGTTACCGTACCTCCTACACCGATAGCAAAGTACTCGCCGTTATGATTCGTAGACCACCTGCCCGCCGCTTTCGAGTCTTGTCTCAGGCTTACATTCGGAAATACCTTCGAATACTGCTCAGACCCCACTAAGTTTCTCACCTTACGACCAAAGCCAACTGCCAAATCTGCCGTATTAGAGCATTGGATAATCTTCTTATTCGGGAATTTACCTAAGAACCACGATGGCAATAAGTACGATGCAAACTCTGACTTCGTATGCCGAGGAGCCAAGTTAATAATCACCCTCTTAATCTTGCCCTCCGCAATCTCCTCAAACTTCTTTGCCATCACCTTATGATGACGCCCAGCAATAAACCCGGGCCACATCTCATTGACATAAGGAATAAAATTCTTCTGCGCCCGCTCTCTCTTTACAGACGCCTCATACTCCGCCAACGTCGCAAGTAACCCCTCTTGCTCAGCCGCCGGCAATCCCTCTATGGCACTCGTAATATCCTCTAAATTCATAAATCCCTAAACCTTATCCACGAAGGACGAACACTCCTATCCCTATTAGGAACCCTCTTACACGCCCCACTCTCACACAACCTCTTTATCATCCTATGCACATTCGCTCTACTCTTGTCCCCAGTAATAGTCATAATGTCATCTATAGAAGGCCCAAACCCAAACTTCTTCCACCACTCCTCTATTACAAAATATATCTCCTTCTGTCTCTCAGTCATAATCTTTCCTATACAGTCATCTCGCTTCATCTCAATTCCTAAATTTTTTACCCCCCCACCCTTTTCATTCCAACTCATAAGGGGGCCTGTTTCTCACTTCATCTCAGACGAAGTGACCTAACTATTCCTTAATGTCGGGGGTGGGGTCTGCAGACTCTGGAGGGTTGTGTGGAATGGATTTTTGGTCTGGTGATTCGTGTGGAATAGTATGTATATCTACAATAGGGTGGTCGAACGGCTCAGCGGGGGGTGCGGGTACGGTGGGGGTCGCGTCATGATCTTTTGAAAGTTCGCGCATGAGTTCGTCCGCGTCATCGTTGGGCGTAACGTCCGTTACGTTCGTATTGATAACACCTTTGAGCTGTTCCAACAGCCGCTCTCGTATCTCACTAGACTGGTGGACTACTAAGGTTTCCTTACGATCAACGAATAGCCCGATCTCTGCTACTGAGCCGAGGAGCTTTAAGCATTGGACTCTCTGCGCTGGGGGAAAGTCTGGGTCGAGGACGTGATTGGTAAGCTGTGACACGACAAGTGCTCTTAATTGAGCGGGTGTTTGGTATTCCTTA